TCGATGGGGAGTGATGCAGTTAATAGAAAACGGCGTTGATCTCTTTAGTGAGATCACACCTATACAGCACTTGCCTAGCAAATACGAATACTCACAGTATCAGAATACCACACTAACAGTTGACCCTGCTGACCGTAAATTTGTCAAACATGATCTATTTAAAAATACCTGGGGAGAAGTTTATCTGCAAGCTGAACCTTATCGTGACACCTACTTTAGTCTTGTGACGGAAACTGTATTTGGGGAAAGTGCTCACAGTTTTCGAACAGAAAAAATAGTCAAACCATTGGCCATGGGTCATCCTTGGATAGCAGTGGCTAATGCAGGCTACTATAGAGATTTACGAAATTTAGGATTTCAAACATTTTCACATGTGATAGATGAAAGTTTTGATCAAATTGATTCACCAACGGATCGAGCCGAACGTATCATTTCCATAGTTAACGATTTATGTCAACAAGATCTTGCAAGTTTCCTTGATTCGTGCTACAATATTTGTAAATATAATCAACAACATTTAATGGAACTACGCAAACAAATTCGCGGTGAGTTCCCTGACCGTTTTTGGCAATTCCTACAACAACATCAATGACAGATTTAGAATTCAAGCAACAGGTGCTAGACACCAAGAGTGCAAGTTTTTGTGCAGCCAAATGGTACAATGCTACCATTTGGCTTGGCAGCGGTATGACTACCAGCTGCCATCACCCGCCAGCTCATTTGGTAGACAAAGATAAAGTCACCACCAACCCTAAGCTGCTGCACAATACTGATCAAAAGAAAGAAGACCGTCGTAAAATGCAAGCAGGCGAACGTCCTGCAGGTTGTGAATACTGTTGGAAAATTGAAGACATGGGCAGCGATGCTATCAGCGACCGTGTGTACAAAAGTAAAATTTATCCTATTGAGGCGTTAAGTGAAGCATATGACACTTTGCCCAATCAGGACGTTAATCTTCGTACCTTAGAAATTGCTTTTGATCGCACCTGTCAGTTTGCTTGTAGCTATTGTAATCCTGCTTTCAGCAGTACATGGGTCCGAGACATACATCAAAATGGACCTTATCAAGGGCTTGTGTCTGATGGTCGCAATCATTTCACTCACAAACATACAAGCAGTCAATTGTATCGTGTTGGTGAAACAAATCCTTACGTGGAGGCGTTCTTTGCCTGGTGGGAAAGTGATCTTCATAAAACACTTGAAGAACTGAGAATCACTGGTGGCGAACCATTGATGTCTGTTGAGACTTGGAAACTGATTGACTGGTTTCGAAACAATCCTGGCCGCAGCCAAACACGACTGGCCATCAATTCAAATCTAGGCACAGCAGTGGATCTAGATCGTTTGCTAGGCAGCATCAAAGGATTAGAAGTTGACCTTTACACATCCAACGAAAGCACAGGACTACAGGCTGAATACATTAGAGATGGACTGGTTTGGGATGATTGGACAAACAATGTAGAACGATTATTAGACAGTGGCCAATTCCGTGTAATACATGTGATGAACACCATTAATGCATTGTGTCTAGACAGTTTGGATCAATTCTTAGAACGTATGCTACAATGGAAAACTGAATATGGGCGTGATGCGCTGAGCTTTACACTGAATATACTTCGATTTCCTAGTTTTCAATCACCATTGGTATTGCCTGATAATTTACGTATGCTATATGCACACAAGTTAGAATCCTGGCTGATTGCCAATCAACACAATGAATTGTTACACGAGCATGAAGTCAATCATCTTCAACGGCTAATAGATTACCTTGACATAGTAAAAACTCCACATTCAGGATCATTTGAAATGCCCAAGTTGTTAAACGATTTCAAACAATTCTATACACAGTATGACCAACGACGCAATAAAGATTTTGGCCATGCATTTCCTGCATTAAAATCATGGTATGACTCAATACAAATATAACAGCAGTGATCTAGTTCGATCCACTAATCTCACAGACCGTGAAAAATTTTTACTAACTGATTCAAAGACTTTTTGCATATATCCCTGGATTCACTTACATGCTTATCCCACCGGCGAAGCATATCCCTGCTGTCATTCAGAGATGAAGTATCCTGTAGGTAATTGCAGAACCAATACTTTAGAAGAGATCTGGAAAGATCTTCCTATGCAGCAATTACGAGCTGATATGTTGAGCGAAACGCCTAATCCAGCATGCGAGCGCTGCTACGAACAAGAACAATCAGGATTTTTCTCTGGCAGAAAAAGTGCAAACAAGCATCATGGACATCAAATTAAAAAACTTGAAGATAACCCATTTGAAATGACCTATTGGGATATACGGTTCTCAAATCTTTGCAATTTAAAATGCCGTAGCTGTGGGCATATTTTTTCAAGTCAATGGTATCAGGATCAAGCCAAGTTGTCCGGTGACGGGTGGAAAGATCAAAATCAAGTATTAAACTATGCTGGCCGAACCGAAACTGACATGTGGGAACAGTTGTTACCCCATCTGGATTATGTCGAGCAAATATACTTTGCTGGAGGCGAGCCGTTGTTGATGGAAGAACACTATAACATATTAGATGAACTGGTACGCAGAGAAAGATTTGATGTTAGACTAATCTATAACACTAACTTTACACACACTGATCTTAAAGGAAAAAGTGTGTTTGAATACTGGAAACTGTTTGATAGTGTATCAGTAGGAGCCAGTTTAGATGGTTCAGGCCAATATGCTGAATACATACGAAAAGGTACTCGATGGGAACAAATTGAAAAAAATCGAGTTGAAATGATGAAAGTATGCCCTAATGTAGATTTTTATATCAGTCCTACCTTGAGCATCATGAATGCTTGGCATTTACCTGACTTTCATAAAGATTGGGTTGAGCGTGGGTTAATAAAACCTCAAGATCTCAATGTAAATATTCTTCAAGACCCGCCATTTTACAGAATTGATATTGCACCAATGAAATACAAACAACGGTTACGCATAAAATATCAAGAACATATTGAATGGTTACGTGCGCAAGATCCGTTGCAACGTGCCACAGTGGGATTTGAATCAGCTATCAAGTTTTTAATGGCTATAGATAACACTCATCTCATTGATACTTTTTGGAGGAAAACGCACGAGCTAGACAGCATCAGATCAGAACGATTACTGGACATCATACCAGAGTTGAAAGCATTAATGTGAAAATCCCCCACGATCAATTCTGTGTGTTGCCGTGGATCAGCTTAGAGGCCAGTCCCATTGGCACAGTGAGACCTTGCTGCCTGGCCGACGACGAGATAGTGGACAATGATGGAAATAAATTCACACTAACCACCGCTGAGTTTTCAGATATTCAACATAGCAATCATATGCAAAAATTACGTTCAGAGTTTTTAGCAGGGCAAAAACCAGCCACTTGTCGTAAATGCTGGAATGAAGAAGATTCGGGCCGCACATCAAAACGTATGCATACCCTAGATCGACTCAAACACAATTTGATTGATGGAGATTGGACCACAGATCCAAAATCTTTGCAGTCATTAGATCTCAAATTGGGTAATATTTGCAATCTCAAATGTAGAATATGTGGTTCTTGGTCAAGCTCTCAATTTGCCGGTGAAGAAATTTCATTTTTACCACGAACAGAACAAAAATCTAGTTATGCGTATAAAATGTTACGTGCTGGTGCATGGCCCAAAGAGAACAATCATTTCTGGCAGCAAATTGATTTAGTGTTAACTGATATACGTTATATTGAATTCACTGGCGGCGAACCATTCATGATTGATCAACACTTTGATATGCTGCAAGGCATAGTGGATCGCGGTATCGCTAGCCAAGTGGAGATACATTATAATACCAATGGTACATTGTTTCCTGATCGTGGTGTGGACATATGGAAACATTTTAAGACAGTAGAGATAGCATTTTCGATAGATGACATCGGCGCACGATTTGAATATCAACGTAGTAATGCTTCCTGGGATACTGTAAAAGAAAACATCAATCGATTCAGAATCATGCGTGAAGGTATGTCTAACTTACAGTTACAATGCTGCACCACTGTGAATGTTTTTAATGTGAGATACCTCAACGAGGTAGCATCATGGATAGCATTACAAGATTTTGATTTTGTTTATTGGAACATGATGCACGATGCTTGGTATTTTTCAATATCAAGACTGCCCGCAGATGCCAAGCAAGAAATTGCAAGCCATCTCAGCATGTGTGATGCTCCTGAAATATATAGACCTGATTTTGAAAGAATTATCAATTTTATGAACAACGGTGAATCCATGGATGGTGAAGAAACACAATCTCAGATTCGACTGTTGGATCATCGTAGAAATCAGGATTTAACTCGCAATCATCCTGAATTGGCACACTTACTGAATTATGCAAAAACCTGATACCTTATGTCTAGCACCATGGACACATACATATCTTTCTCCGCAAACTGAAAGACGTATGTGTTGTGCATCAAGAGAACCAGCACAAAATTTCACACAATACATAGATACTCAAGCAGGCACAGGTACTTACATACCCATTACATTAGAAGAACATTGGAACAGTGAACACATGAAGTCAGTACGCCGACGTATGATGGCTGGCGAACGCTTGCCTGAATGCGAAGTATGTAATGATCAATTGTTAAACACAGATGTTTATCGCACATATTTTTGGCACTTGTTTCAACACAAATATCATGACGTAATGGCAGCTACGCACGATGATGGCACCTGTGATGTGTTACCTGTTAGTTGGGATTATAGATTTAGTAACTTATGCAATTTCAAATGTAGAACTTGCGGAGATATGTTGAGCAGTGCCTGGGAAACAGAACAAAAAACCCATGACATGGTCAACTGGACTGATCCTAAAAATAATTGGATGCGGCCTGTTGTACGTGAACAAATTTCAAAGTTTCAAGACAATCAAATTGAACTGGAGTTTAGTAATGCAGTTGAGCAACACCGAGTAGAAGAAATTTACTGGGTAGGTGGCGAGCCTTTGATGTACGAGCAACATTGGCGATACATGAAACGAATAATAGAATTAGGGGATGGCCCACAAGTATATGCTAGATATAACACCAACTTATCTAGGGTGGAATACCGTGGCATTAATCTCTATCGCGATATTCTTCCTGAGATTAGGGACTGGCAGATATGCGCAAGCCTTGACGGCACAGGTGCAATTGGTGAATACATTAGAACAGGTCTTGATTATGATCAATGGCTTGAAAACTTTCGCGGCGCAGTTGCAATCCAACGCCACTCACGTCAAGTCAGAATTGATTTTACGCTCACGTTACCAGGAATGTTTGAAGTTAAAAAAATTACAAAACTTGCCCAGCAATTCAATGTAGGCGTATTAGCTAAAGTTATTTTTTCATTCTCACCAGACATTGTGATGAGCCCATTGGCATTGCCTAGGCATATATTACATCCGTGGCTGGATGAATTAATTCAAGAAACATCGGGGGCCATGCAAGATGTATTGATACAACTAAAAACTCGTCCTACATTTGAAGAACAGTGGCCCGATGAATATCAACAAGGATTTTCTAAAGGGCGAGCCCGTATTCTACAACTAGAACAAATACGGAGTCACTCAATTACAATGACTGATATCTTGGCAGCAAGACCAGCCGTGCTAGAATGGTGGCTGAACCATGCGTGATAACTCAATTGAAATAGATTTGCGTGGCAATAATAATCAATTGCTAACAGTTTATATTGACGTGTACAATAACAGTCTTGCACGTAAATGGATCACAGCATTAAACCACTTGATTGAATTTGACTATCATTTGGAAAAAAATTACTGTTGGCTGGGCTGGACCGAGAATCAACGAAATCTAGATTACATCTGCACACAAATTAATAACAGCATTCATGCAATCAATCAAGCTCAGTTAGGATACGTAATACACGATTTTTTTAGCCCGGCTAATACTTTAGCAGAAAACGGCAGCATTGATCAAGATCATCTGAACCAATTGCACAGATATTTTGAAGATCTCCAGGGGGTATCAGGATCAATGAGCCCTTACTATACCGCAGCTGATGATTTTACAAGATGGCATATTAGACAATTGAATCTATTATGTCATGAACTTGAAAGTTTGATATTGAGTGTACGAAAATTAATCACAGCACCTGAATGGCGTAGACCATCACAATTGATGTGTTGGTTACGGGCTCCTAGATTCACACTAGAACCTGACGATTACGAATTGTTTGGTATTGACACAATCAATCGACAGCTTGGTGGAGTATATGTGGGTGTCAATAAAGCAGTAGGCAAACACCATTGGGAAGTATTCAATGATGAAGGGAGAGACAGCCGTGTTGGTGAATTAGTTACAAGCACACTTAGATCACAAACTGAAGCTGCCGGAGACTTTGATATTGAATGGGCCAATGATCCAGGATCATTTCCGTGGCAGATCAAAATGCTCAAAGAATTTCGTGAATGGCTTGTAAACAACGGATTTGATCCTGAAGATAAAGCATTGACCATTGGACATCCTAAGGTAGCACAGGTAGATTTGATGAGAAGTTTTGGTACTACAGATTATCAAGTGATATGGAAAATGTTAGCAGAACACATGAACGTATATAAAATACGTACTTCGGTTGCTGAAGCTATATATGAATATAACTGGAGCGATCCAGATTATGATCAACAACAAATAAGGAAATTAAAATGAACTGGATCCGTCGCATATGGGCCAAGATTACCCTTGAGATTCGCTATCGTAAAAAATTAAAAGAACTACGCAAAAGAGACCCATTTATATATCGTTGATAAATAACTGTGTGAAATACATAGTTTACAAAACAACAAATTTAATAACTGGCCAATATTATATTGGTAAACACAAGCAGCTAGTAGATACCTTTGACGGATATTTTGGTAGTAGTCCATCACTTAACGAAGATATTGATAATCACGGCATAGAACATTTTATTCGAGAAACATTATATGAGTTTAGTAACGAAGAAGAATGTTATTCTCAAGAAATACTGTCAGTGGGTGACAAATGGAAAACTGATGACTTGTGCTATAATAAACAACCCGGTGGTAAGGGATTTAGTTCAGGATGCAACCACTATAGTGCAGGTATTGGATTTTCAACACAGCATAAAAAGAATTTAAGCAAGTCTCGAAAAAAACGACCGCCAGCAACTGAAGAAACACGCAAAAAAATGTCAATCTCTAGATCAGGTTCTAAACGTGACCCTAAAACAAAGAGAAAAATGTCAGTTGCACAAACTGGAGAAAAAAATCCAATGTTTGGAAAAAAGCACTCAGACGAAATTAAAAATATAATTAGTCAGAGCCTTAAAGGGAAATATTTTGGAGATAAGTGCTCGTCTTTTAAAGGTTATTACATTACACCATTTGGTAAATTTGCATCTGCTCGAGAAATTTCTGAATCTATTACAAGTATTAGCAGTGGCACAGTCTGCACCTGGTGCAAGAGTAGTAATAAAATAATAACAAAAAGCATGGCAGGAATTTCAAAATATCTGACAGAAAATGACGTGGGTAGAACCTTTAAGGAAGTTGGCTTTTATATGGAAACTAAATGAACTATATAGGAATATCTGCTGGGTTCCATGATGCTGCTATCACAGTGATCAATGACTCTGGAAATATTTTGTTTGCAGCACACAGCGAGCGTTATAGTAAACAAAAGCACGACAAAGATGTATGTGCAGAACTATTAACGGACGCATTGGCGCATGTAGATTCATACAGCATTGAATATCATTATTATGAGCGTCCTTGGGTCAAAGCCCTTAGACAATTGCGCAGCGGCGAAGGGTTTCAATGGCCCACCTGGGATCGATTATTAGGTAACACTTACAATCACATGGGTCGGCCGCGTGTGTATACACATGCACATCATCTGTGCCATGCAGCAGCAGGATTCCAAACTAGCCCATATCAAGATGCCACAGTAGTAGTAATCGATGCCATTGGTGAGTTTGATACTGTGACCATATGGGATGCTGCATATGATGCTACTGGCCGCGCCGAATACAAGAAATTGTGGAGTCAGCAATATCCACACAGCATTGGATTGTTTTATTCCGCAATGACTCAGCGTGTGGGATTAAAACCATTGGATGAAGAATACATACTCATGGGCATGGCTGCATATGGGACGCCACAGTATCTCAGAGAGATGCAACAACAATTTTTGAATTCAAAAGATAATTCACAGTTTGTGCAAAATTTACACATTGGTGTTGATCAAGAATTTTTACCCAATGCTGATCCAATGGATATTGCATGTAGCGCACAGATTTTAACAGAGCAATTGATACGCAATGTTATCAGACTTGCCAGGCAGTTAGGAGCAAGTAAAAATCTAGTGTACGGTGGCGGTGTGGCATTAAATTGTGTGGCCAATGGTTTACTGGGAGAGTTTTATGAAAACATTTGGATTGTGCCCAATCCTGGTGACGCAGGAAATAGCCTTGGCGCTGCGGCGTTGGGATTAGGCAGTCGAGTCAAGTGGGATACTGCTTTTCTTGGGCACAACATTGCTGGTGAATATCCTGTTAACCACATACTTGATGTGCTAGTCACTGATCACATTGTTGGTGTTGCATCAGGACGTGCAGAATTTGGGCCTCGAGCGCTGGGCAATAGAAGCTTACTTGCAGACCCTCGAGGGCATTCAATCAAGAACAAAGTAAACGAAATCAAACAACGACAAAAATTCAGGCCATTTGCGCCAGTTATTCTTGAAGAATACGTGCATGACTATTTTGAAATGCCCAGACACTGGAATAACAGTAGATACATGCAAGTGGTTGCCACTTGCAGGAATCCTGAGTTGTTTCCTGCTATTGTTCATCATGATGGTACCAGTCGTGTACAAACTGTTCCAGCTGATAGGTCAGGCATCCGAGCTTTATTGGAAAAATGGAATTTTATGACTGGATGCCCTATGCTATTAAACACCAGTCTTAACATACGTGGCAAGCCAATGGTCAATAATCGTGCAGATGCTGATCAGTTTCAGCGATTGTATCAAGTTAAAGTTTGTAGTTAATACGATCTACAATAGTTTGTAATCTATGAGCCATGCCAAGTTGGAACACATTAGAATTGTGTTGTATCTCTGGTGCCAGATCAATATACAATTGATGTAAATTTCCAAGACCAGAACGTATCAATGATTTTGTAATATCCAACACAGCTTCAAATCGTTGTTGAGTGTCAGCAATTGAATCATAACTTTCATCTATACATCGACCAAAAGTTTGATATCCTAATTCACGCAAATGACGTTGGTGGTCTATTGAACTCACAGCTACAAAAAATTGATTATTAAATATGGGTTTAAATGTTTTTTCTGTGATAAATTGTCCATTAGATGAATCCACATCAATCATGGTTTCTAACACAATGTTAAAATAGCTTTCTGCGTAAAGCGCAGTCATGTTCTCATGATAGTTATTATGGGCTACTGTATCAAGATCATCCACACGAAATGGTCCTGATGCGACAAACTCATTGACTCTTGATTGGCATCCAGCAAGATAACTATTATTTAATGCACACCCATGATAGTCGTCTTCAGATCCTAGCAAATGTTGATTATAACTGAAATAACCACGCTGGTGTAATCCATGACTCCATAAATCGCTCATGAATACTTTACGCCATAGCTTGTCAACTCTGCACAAGGATATGTAGGCTCGTGATCTTGGCTGCAAATGATAAATTGCACCGTACTTACGATTCACAGTACGCCAATACATAAATTCTAATTCGGGCCAGTACACAGTATTGTGATATTGGTCAGCCGACGAATTACCAGAAATTAACCATACTAGTTCTGAGTCTATATTATGCTGATAGCACAGGTCATCTAATCGTTGTCGTATAGGACCCGGATGATCTCCTTCATGGTACGTAAACACCAGTTTTATTTCTTTTTTCTTCAAACGTGCCAATGCCTGCCCACTGATTAAACTTAGATAATCTTGAGAAAAATCAAACCATCCTATCACTACTGGATACCACGCACCTACTGGAGCGTTAGACGTCAGTACCGTTGCAGATGGAATATTGCAATCTCGAAGATAATGTATAATACGAGGAAAATCTAATCTTTGTCCGTCCTGGTAATCCAATTGATCATGTAAATGAATAGGGATACCATTAGGCATAGGCTTGCATGTGCCTGGATGTATGTGATCCACTGCTATATAAATCATTTGTTTAGTGACAGAAATTATGTTATAATTACTTTATGTTTGATATTGTAATTATGAATATGGGAGGGCATTCGTCGAATGTGGAGTATTTACGTGATCGATTGCCGCATGCCAAAATAGTTAATTGGACTGATCACCTGTCTACTATTCGTCGAGGATCTCAAAATATACAAACTAGATATTTTTGGGTGTTAAGCAGTTGTTGTGATTACAGTGACTTTGATTTTTTATGGGAGCCTACTCCGTGGCAAAGTCACCAGATACATTGTTGGCCCAGCGGCGACCAACAATTTGGTGATACATTTTTAATACCAACAGCTCAGTGGAATCAACAAAAAGATTCATTGGCAAGATTGGAACAATATAAAGATGTAAATTTTGAACATGAATCTGTTGCTAGATTACCTTGGCAAAAAATACAATACAATCAAGACAGTGTGGTTGCTGCTATTGCTAGTTCACAATGTCATACTCCGTATGTGTTGTTTGAACATGAAAATAACCCAGTGACTGTGCAACCCGACCCGTGGTTATGGAGAGAACAACCAGTTGTTGGACTTACTAGCAATCAAGCATCCTGTTTGGTGCCAAGAAATGCACATGGGAGTATCCGCAAGCAAGTGTATGACTATCAATATTTACAAAAGAAAAATTTAAATCCTAGTCAACAGTTAGACATAGTATTCATTTCAAATGGAGAACCCAACGCTGAACAAAATCTCAAACGTTTAATTCTATTGCCCAAGACAAATCGCACAGTGCGAGTAGACAGCATCAACGGACGAGCAGCAGCATATCACGCAGCAGCAAG